CAAACAGCAAATGGTAATGCTCAAATATTGAGTGAAGCAGCAACAGGTAATTTACCTCAAATACCATCAGTAATTACAACTATAACACAAGTTAGATAATAATAAAATACAATGGCAATATTAACAAAATCACAATTAAGCGCTTCAAACGCAACATCGTTTCCAGATAATAATTCTGGTTTGATTACGCCCGCTTTATTGAGAAATTATAACACATCATCAATAGATTCATACGCAGCACTAAGTGGTTCAAATACCTATGTAGGTAATCAAGTAATTAGTGGTAGTTTAACTGTAAGTGGTTCATTCTCATATTCTTCATTATCAACAAACCAAACAGAAACCTATTCTGGTTTAACAGGTGTAATGGATAATTTAGTATCTAAAACTACTGGTTCATTTAATTTAATAAGTGGTTCATTTACTAAAATATTATCTATCAGTTCATCTGCTCCAGGTATGGCGCTTAATATGGATTGTTGGTTCAATTTAACTGGTTCAGGTGAATTAGGTTATCAATCATATGGTGGTTATTTACGTGTTGCTGATTTATCATCGATTGTATCTTTACCTGTTGGTAATGCCTCATCTCAAACATTAATTAATCCTATTTTTAGTGCTTCGTGGAATAGTGGAACTGGATATGTTGATATCTATGGCAGAAATAATTTCAGTGGAAATACAACAAGTGTTATAATTGCTATGAAGGTTGCTTCTACTAACCCAATTACTATAGCATAACAATATGGATAAAGAACTTATAGAAGCGAATTTATTAAATATACTAGCATTTTCAACTATCCTTATGGACGTTGAAAAAGTAATTTCTATCGCGGTTTTAACTACCGCTTTAATATATAACGTGATTAAACTATACAATTATTTCAAAACTAAAAAATTAAAATAATGCCAATCCCAAAACCCAAAAGCGACGAAACACAAAATGACTTTGTTGGACGTTGCGTATCAGCAATAGCTGATGAATATGATGATAACGACCAGCGAGTTGCTATCTGTATCAACACGTTCGAGAAAGAACAAAATATGAAAGCCATTAAAGCATCTCGTGAATTTAGAGATGAATTTATGAAGCACATACCTAGCAATAAATCTATTAAATAAAAATCGAATAAGCCTATATATATAGGTTATTATTTATGAAAAGCAATATTATGAACGCAACAACTACACTTTCAAAAATTATGTCGCTATTAGGCATCGAAAAAGATGTTAACTTAAGCGGTGACGTTTATGGTAAATTAGAAAATGGCGATATCGTAGCAAGCGATTTCTTTGATGTAGGACACGTATTATTTGTTCTTGATGAAGCTGGTTCTAAGCTAAAAGCTAAAGACGGCGAATACAAATTATTGACTCCTGGTAACCAAACAGATGGTCCAACTACTTTTAGAGTTAAAGTTAAAGATTCAGTAATTGAACAAATGGACGAAATTAGAGAAGACGCAGAAGCTAAGAAACAACCAACCCTATCTAAAACAAACGGACTTGCTCCAAATACAAACCTTTCAAAACAAAATTTAGAATCTATGGATAATAAAATGAAAATGGAAGAGGTTGAAAAATTACAAGAACCTCTTAAAGATTTACCTGCTAGCGATAAAGACGCTATGAAAGCAGAAATCGAAGACATCAAGAAATCATTAGCCGCTTTACAAGAGGCTCTTGCTTCATTAATGAAAGAAAAAGAAGCAGAAATGGCTTCTCAAAAAGATGAAGGAATGAATAATGAAAAGAAAGCAGTAGAAAAAGAAGAAGAAATGTATGCTTACGGAAAGAACAACGAAGAGAAGCAACGCAAAGGTCTTGAAGCTAAAGGCTCTCAAAACCAAAACTTATCTGCTATCAAAAATCAATTATTCAAAGGTGCTCCTGTTGAACCAACTAACACAGCAAATGTTAAGTTGAACACTCAATCAGTAGAAACCTCATTCGACAGAGTATTAAAACGTTTAGCTAACTAATCGTTTCTCAATATTAACAAAAACTATTTTAAAATTATTTAAGAAATGGCAACAACTTTAAACATTACCAGCACGTATGCTGGTCAGTTCAGTGGCAAGTATATCGCAGCTGCGTTGTTATCAGCTCCTACTCTTGATAAAGGCTTTATCACAATTAAGCCAAACATCAAGTATAAGGACGTAATCAAAACTGTATCTACAGTTGGATTGGTAACTGACGCTACTTGTGATTTCGACGCTACTTCATCATTATCTTTAGCTGAACAAATCATCCAGCCTAAAGAATTACAAGTTAACTTACAACTTTGTAAAAAGACATTCCGTAGTGACTGGGAAGCAGTTCAAATGGGTATTTCTGTTTATGACAATTTACCTCCTTCATTTACTGATTTCTTAATCGCTTATGCTGCTGGTAAAGTAGCTGAGGCAACTGAGCAATCAATTTGGTCAACTTCATCTGCTGTAAACGGAACATTCGAAGGTTTACCTTCATTAATCGAATCAGGCTCATCTGTAAAGATTTCTGGTTCTGCTTCAATCACTTCTGCTTCAATCATCGCTGAATTAGGTAAGATTGTAGACGCTATCCCTTCAACTGTTTACGGTAAAGAAGATACTGCTATCTACTTACCATCTAATATGGTTCGCGCTTACGAAAGAGCATTAGGTCAAAACAACTACCAATTCCAATCATTTGTTGGAACTAAGCCTTTGAATTTTGACGGTGTGCCTATCTATTACTGCCCTGGTTTACCAAGTTCAGTAGCAATCGCAGGTCAAAAATCAAACTTATTCTTTGGAACTGGTTTGATGAGCGATTCTAACGAAGTAGTAGTATTAGATACAAGCGAAACTTTAGGTGACCAGAACGTTCGTGTAATTATGCGTTACACAGCTGCTGTTCAGTATGGTATCGCTGGTGATATTGTTTCTTACAAAGTTCGCTAATAAAATATTTGAATAAAGGGGGGTTAAATACCCCCCACATTCAAAAAAAAACTTTTAACTTAATTTAAATTATTTAACTATGCCTTGTAATATTTCAAAAGGTCTTCAGTTACAGTGTAAAGATAGTGTAGCCGGTATTCAAGCCGTTTACTTTATCAACTATCAAAACTTAGCTGTTACCGCATCAGCAGATGATGTAGTTACTGGTCTAGGTAGCGTTACAGCTTACAAATACGAAGTTAAGGGTGCTAATAACAACTTACAAGACAATATCAATTCGTCTCGTGATAACGGAACTACGTTCTTCGAACAAGTTGTAAACGTTCAATTCCAAAAATTGAGTGCTTCAACTTCTAAAGAACTTAAATTAATGGCTTATGGCCGTCCACAAATGGTTGTTCACACTTACGCAGGCGATGCCTTTTTAGTAGGTAAGAACAATGGTATGGAATTGACAGCTGGTAGTATTCAAACAGGAACCGCTTTAGGTGATTTGTATGGTTACACAGCTACATTCACAGGACAAGAGCAATTATATTCTCAGTTTATCACAGGTTCAACAGTTAGCAATCCTTTCGCAGGTATTTCTGGCGTTACTGTAGTAACTGGTTCAGCCGCTTAATTTATGGATTTGGGCAGGTAACTGCTTCACATATATATCTTATCTTGGCTTTAGGCAGTGTCTCATTTTGAGGCGCTGTCTTTTTTTTCACGTTGATAATGAAATACAAAAATAGGGTTATGGTGGTAAACGAATAAATTTGACCACGCTATTACCAAATACAACCAGCTCGCAGTCATTTAAGCTATTAACGCGTGAGAGCAGTAGCCAGCTACCATTCTCTGTTAAACTCGAATTAGAGAATGAATACACGTATGTGCCTCAAACTATTATTCCAGCATCAGCTTCATACATAGATGATTGGTTAGTTATTACTGGTTCGTTTGATTTAGAAACTAATAATTTTTATAGTATTAAAGTTCATCAATACGTTGGTAGCACATTCGTAAAAGAATTATATAGAGGAGAAATATACGCTACAACTCAATCAGCAATTATACTTGATTCATCACCAATGGAAGGCTATGTTTCATCTGCCTCAGTTAACGAATATATAATATATTAATAATGGAAAATAAAAATAATATTAAAGTAGTAAATTTAAGTGGTGGTTATATCCAACCTCGTGTAAGTGAAAACACATTAGACAAGCGAGTAAAATGGATTAGCTATGGTATTGAGAGTGGGGATGATTTCTTTTCTACACTTACTATGCGTTATGAAGGTAGCCAAACAAATCAGGCTTGTATTAACTCACTTGCTGATATGATTTACGGTAAAGGTGTTAAATCAAGAGGTGATAACGATGCTACCAGCGATTACTTATACACATTAACTACTGAGGCTGAATTAAAGAAAATAATTTTAGACTTTAAATTGTATGGTAACGCAGCAATTCAAATTACTTATAGCCCTGATAGAACCAAAATAATTGGTTTCTACCATTTACCTGTTGCTACATTAAGAGCAGAACGTGTAAATGATGAAGGTGAAATATGTGCTTATTACTATTCACCTGATTGGGAAAATAAAAAAATAAAACCAACACGCAT